CCCAGGTTCAAGAAGTATAAGGTTAAATATACGTGGAATATTAATACCAACGGCAGCCACGCCATAGGTTGCGACAGTGATGCTATTAGTTGCTTCATTAATTTCATCATATGCGTCCTTTCTGTCAGTGACTTTCATAGCCCCTTTAACAAAAGTAACACCTGGTATATTTTCTGCAATTATCTCTCCTGCTTTAATTCTATCTACTAACACAAGTGTATTACCAGATTCAGCAACTGTTGAAATAAATTTGCTAAGATACTGCATACGTTCTTTATCTGTTGTTAAGTAAGTTAGCTCACTTTGATAATTGTTATATACCGCTGTTTCTTTTAGTTGAACTACGTTAACGTGACAGTTACTTAGAACTCCCATGTCTTGTAATTCGCTTGCACTTAGTTTGTTTGTAACTTCACCTAAACATGCCTGCAAACTTGCTTTGGCATGATCTTCTTTTGGTATAGTTCCTGTTAATCCCCAACGTAATGGAATGTGTGCAAATTCCTTAGTAAGCATATCTTTTAAGACGTCTGCTTTTGCTTGGTGAACCTCGTCTACAATAACACAAACAGCTCCATCTGTAAACTCTCTTAAACTCATATCGTCTAGACCATCTCTGAATCTTTTCCTGATACTATTTAAACTCTGCCATGTGCATATTGTATGGGTGCGTCCTATGTCTTTTTTGTCGCCGAAGTAAACTCCGACGTCAAGTCCTAAATTCTCATAATCATCAAATGTCTGTCTCACTAAATCTTTGTTTGGGACAATAACAATTGACCTTCCATACTTTTCCACTCGTTCAGATAGAGCTGCTGTGACTAGTGTCTTACCAGCACCAGTGGCAATTTCTTGCAAGCATTGTGGCGTAGTAAGATATTTATTTACGATAGTAATTTGATAATCTCTAAGCACAACTGGCTGTCCTGCAATAGGATGCTTTTCTGGCCAAGTCTTGTGTGCAAATGTAGATTCGTCTACTGCTGAAAAATCAAATGCTTCGTTAGTTTCTCGTTTATCATCTACAGTAATAGAATAACCATTATCCATAATAATAGGTAAAACCCTATCAAGTAAATTAACATATGTTACACCGCCCACACTAAAGAAGCTTACACATCCATCCCATCTACCTAACTTGTATGCTGGCACATGAAATGCATACGGCATAAAGAACTTTAGTTCTTTCTCGCATTTTTTACGGGTGTTCAAATCGAGTCCTTCGACTTTACAATTTACTTCGTCTTTGATTACTATATTACAATTCATACTACTACTATACAACACTTAGAGCATTTTGTCAATTGCTTTTGCTCCAAAATTCAATCAACTTACTATTTGTTTTATTATCAAAACATATTTGTTCTTTAAAATAATCAGATAATTCGCATTGTAACTGAACCCATGCGTTAATGTTATGTAACTTTAATAGTTCATAAGGATCAATTGTAATATAATTTATATCTTCTATAGGTAACTGGTCTTGGCCAAAAGTTCCTCCAGATAATTTTTTATAATATAATCTACGATGCCACTCAATACCCGCAGATGATCCAATACGAGAAAAAATAGTCATATGTTTATTCCATGGCTCTATTCTGTATTTAAAATAATTAGGGTCATTGGCGGTTAGGGTATGATCTCGTTGTATATTAATTAAATTAGTGGAAAAATTAATTCCAGTGTCTTTGAGCGGCACAGGTTCTGTATGAAAAAACCGGACTACATTTTGAAGGTCCCATTTATTGTTATCATTGATGCTAGTTTGAACTGGTGCAAATGCTGGATTTTGTCCTATCAACCATGATAAAAATTCTCCGCCATGTCCAGGTGAATACAATATACTTATTGCTTTATTTAATATCATATTATTAATTTTCTAAGTAATGTTTTAGGAATAACAATGCAATCATTGTTACTGAGATTGAACTTAAAAGTGATACCCAAAAGTTCCAGTGATTTAATGTAATGACAAATATTGGAAAGAACACTAAACTAACTAAAACAAAATATATTGTTTCTTGTGCTAGTTGTTGGAATACTTTAACATCAACTCCTGCGTAATACATAAAGACGATGCTGATAATACTACCTAATGGTATGCCAAGTATTAATGCACCGAGTGTAGGATTACCACGCTGAGCTGCCGTAACAACGCCTGCAACAATTAATCCGCCTATGATTGCTTTTATTACAAATTCCATGTTAATATTTATGTCATAAAAAAAGGCTTGTCGACCAAGCCTTTTTTATTATCTTATTTTATTTTATTACAGTCGACGCATACATGTAACTTCTGCAACACGTTTCCACTTCTCGCCGCCCATTGCCTTCTTAAGGTCTGCAAGTTTGGTAACCATACGCAAACTAATTTCACGCATTATTTCTTTGTTATCTAACAAAAATGCCATAAGCTCATTTTGTTCCGCTGCACTAAACTGATATTCGTTAAGCATACCATCTGCAACAATCTGCTTACAACGTAATACTTTTTCACGCATTGTATCCATTGTAAGATCTAAGTAGTGACAACGTGACATGATAGCATCTAAGTGATCTTTAATCTTACCACGCACCTTATCAAACTTAAGGTTAGTAATAAAGATAACACTACCTTTAAATTCAAAGCTATCTGGAATACCTTCTCGACGTAGCAATGCACTGTCTGTATTCCAGTTTAGTGTTCGCTTTTTACTTGAGTCAAGTGCCGCTTTAAGCAAGTTAAGACTTGTCTCATCATACAACACTGTATCACAATCGTCTAGCACAAGAACACTATTACGATCTGCATTTTCAAACAAAACTTTATACAAACCAATTGCACTTGAGGCACCTTTGATAACTTCAAAACGCATCTTGTTGCCTGCAAGTTTATCAAACAAACTGTTCTTTTCTAAAACAGCTTCTACACCAAATGACTTACCAACGCCTGGAGGTCCGGTAACAACCATACCACGCACAACGCCATCAATTGACGCTTGTGTCATATCATCTAAGATACTAAAACGTTCACGCATACGTTCAATAATCTGATCATCGCTTTCATTTGGATTATCAACTGCATCATTTACAACTTCAATTAGTTTAGTTGCTTTCGAAGGACGCCCACGTTTTTTAGTAACTAACTTTTGCATTTAACAACTCCTATTTGTTAATTTATAATTATATATTACAGTAAGATGTCTTACTTGTCAACCTTTAATTTACGCTACTTCTTTGAAACCAAAGTTAGCAACAACTTGTTTATTACCTGCTTCGTCTTCAATAATGTCGCCTACTGAACATGAATACATTGGAGCCAAACGCTCAATGTTTTCTTCTGGACCCATGTTACCTGTATGAAATACACCATCAAGATTATCAGCAGTAATGTTTGATACATGTGTGTAATATCCACGTCTAAATGCATCACCGGCAACCATTCCTGTATCACTCTTACTAAGACCCATGTCTAACTTTAAAGACTGCTTATGAACTGCATCATGCCCTTCTGCATTGATTAAGTCAATTTCAGCGTCTGTTAAGTGTATTTGGTATAGTTTAAATTGTGCCATTTTTACGTCCTTCCTTTATTGTTAATATACTTATATTATACAGCAAGATGTCTTGGTTGTCAACTAAATCAGCAAGAAAAAAACCCTTATATATCAAGGGTTTAAAACTTTTTTTGAAATTATTTTACTAAAGTTAGCTTAACTCTGTTAAAAAGAGTCTCTTTTGCGTTACTATACTTGCTTAATTCCTGTTTATTAACAGTTCCACGTATAGTTATTGTTTTGCCTTCGATAATATCAGTTAGATCTGGCTGTTCTCTCCACCAAAACTTAACAATATCTCGGTTATCAGATACGCATGTAATCATGTAAACGTCACTTGACTGTATAAACTTAACATCTATTACATCTACTTCAATGTCATAGCGAGCGCCTTTTTTACCAACATATTGGCTTATATGCTTTAGTTGAGACATTGTGTCGTTAAGTGCTTCACGCTTCTGGTCAATCTTTAAAGAATTTGGAACACTTGCAAGAATACTTACATGGAAATTATTAACATCATCAGAGGTTGCTCTTACTAGTCCACTTTCAAAGTTAGTAAGGCCACCGCCAAGTTTTTTCATCATTAATTTACCATTAATGCGTTCAATTTCTGCGGTTGCTTGATCTACGTATTTTTGATTAGGAATGTATTTTCCTTTAAAGTTTTTTACGGTTTGAATGATAACTGTTTTGTTATCTTTAATATCAGTGTAGATTTGATTTCCATCTTCGTCTACTGTATTAGTAGGTTCTTTATAACCGTATCCGCTTTTAACAAAGCCTTGTGCGTCAAATACTTCAAATGAGATGGCTAATATTTCAGCCGGTGTATAATTGCTTATATCATTTTTTACTTGTGTTGCTGACATAGTATTTCTCCTACTAATTAAACTTTATAATAATAGTATACGGTAAGAAGTCTTACTTGTCAACCTTTTTTTAGTCAAGAAAAAACCCAGTCCTAAAACTGGGTTTTTAAATAAGCAAAATAGGGAGGACTGGGGTGCACCTCCAAGTAGCACATCTAGATACCTTTTCTAACTACACTACCACCTACTCCTGCGTATCCGCAATGTGACTCCCTCCGTTTTCCGGGTAAAGCCTGGGTATAACCCCTGAGCAGTCAAGTTCGACGCCTAGGTAACGCCTCTTCCTTGCACTATAAACATTGAGCCGCTAAACTCTTTGTTGCTTATGTATTTAATATAATACATCTTGACCGAAAAGTCAACCTTTTTTTTAAACTTTTTTTAAATTTTATATATGGTTTCTTTGTTACCTTTTGCAACTAAATTCCATGTTGTTTCTGTTGCTGTTCCTGTTATCTGCAAACAAGGTCTTTTAGTCCAACTACCATTCCATGTAACATGCGGCAGTGTGCTCCAATCCCATGCAAATATTGTTCCTGCTTTCCATTGTGTATACACAATGTTTCCAAATTGAAATATTTGTCCTGGTTCGTGATCTTCTAATGTAATTAAAAAACGTATCTTATCAGGATGCTGATACTTAAACTCTGGGTTGTCAATAACTCTATCCTTGCGTGGGTTTCCGGGTAAGTTATCAATGTGCCACATTAACTGATCATTTGGATACTGATCGTTAAATTTACATGTTAGTTTCTCATCTGTGTTGAAACAAAACATGTCTGTAATCTTTGTAAACTGTGGAAACTCTCCTGGAAACTTATCGTAATTAACTTTACGAAACATAGTTGTGTTTGGCTTTCCATATGGGTTGTCTGCATCTTCTACGACATGATCTTTGCTTTTAACATTAGCCGCATGCTCGTATCTTTGTTCGTTGTAGATTTGAGTTCGCACACCCTTGCTACGTGCATGTTCTATTTCTGCTTTCCAGTCGCCTGCTAATACGCCTGCGATCTTAACGTATTCGCCTTCTTTATCTTCTTTAAATTTATCAAAGTGCCATGGTGTTTTAAAAGGTGAGGGCATTTATTACTCCTGAGTTTAGTAACACATCATTGTGCTCAGTATTATTTATCAGAGTGATATATCTTCTAATCCTGCGGCACGTAGTTTAACTACATTATTAATTTGAAAGCCTTTGGCTTCAAGTGCCTTAATTATACCTATATATTTGTTTCGTATTAGACTAAAATCATTGATTAGATATTGTAAGTCTACTACGTCTTGTTCACCGTCTACATATTTTTCTGCATCACGACTACTTAATGCTTTGTTGTAATTTTCTAAAAACTTACGAAATGTTCTACTACGTAGTTTACGCATTTCTGTATTTAAATGTTCTAATATTGCTTCTACTTCTTGTAATTGATTAAATCTGTGTTCAACAATACCTGGCATTTCTCTACTGTGTTTTTCTAACACACCTTTCATACCACACTCAAACCTGGCGGCATCAATTTCACGTTCATAGAAAGAGATAGCCGAAACTATCTCTGCCATGTTCTGCGAAACTTTACGATACCAGTTACTCATTAATCTTCATCTTCCCAATATTCTTCTGCATATTCTTCGTCAGAGTCGTGGTCATCATTAACTTCAAAGTGATCTGCAAGTGCTTGGTCTAAATGTTCATCGTGATCACCTATTTCAACCGCATGTCTTGTTAGATCTACGCCGTAATCATCTAAAGTAAAGATATAGTCTTCTGCAAACTTTTCTTTATTTTTGTCTGGTATATGTGCTATTGCTTTATCGAAAATTTGTAAGAATAACTCTAAATCGTTATCACTCAGATTCATTAATAACCTCCTGGTTAGGTTGTTCGCCATCGCTATCTTTTATGTGATCTGGTTGCATATCCCATTCATTCATAACAAGATCCAAGCAATTATCTTTGTTAGCATTCCAAGGTTTGCGGAACATTTTAATTACTTCACCTGTTACCGGGCTAATATATTCTAAACTGTTACCACTTTTCTTAAGAACATCTTTTGCTTCAAAGAATTCAACTAGTCCACTGTATGGACTCATACCTGTTTCGTATGGAATTTCTACTTGCACACTTTCAAATGGTTTTGCATAACGTGTTTTCATTACCTTACACGCTGCTCTAATACCAAATACTTGTGATGTTTTATTGCCTTCTGCATCTACTTTTAGTTTAAGTTTACGCATTGCGATAACAATACTACTTGCATAGATAAAGCCTTGACCACCTGAGATCTTATCATCTGGATCAAACATATCTTGTGATGCATATGTATGGTTTGTGCATAACATACCAACATTAAACTCACCAAACATATTAACTGTGTTACGAACTAATGAAGTTAGTGCTTTAGGCTTACGACCCATATCACCTTTCATATCACCTTTTTGAAACTGATCAACATCAGTAGGTGTTAGTAACATACCTAAACTATCTACAACAAATAATACTTTAGGACGTTCTTCCTTTTCTTTATCTGTATATTCTGCTTTATAATCTTTCATAAAGTCACTCACTGTGCGAGCAACATCATCAATCATACTCATGTTTAGTTTTAGTAGTTTATCTTCAGCAGTATCTACGTCAAGTGCATGTAGCCATTTCTCATCTAGTGCGTTTTCACTATCAATAAGAACTACAAATATACCTTGATCTTGTGCTGCCTTAACTACATTACCTGCTGCAATGTAACTTTTGCCTGCACCTGATTCTCCTGCAAGAACAGTTACTTTACCTAAAGGAATACCTTTTACAAAGTCGTTACTGATTAATTTGTTTAGTGTGTAGTTGCCTGTTGAGATCCATGTGTCTGGATCATTAAACCCGACACTTAGTCCGGGCACCGCTTTAGTAATACTTTTACGGAATTTGCTTACGTCAAAAGGTTTTGCCATTTATATCTCCAATCTAAGAAACTTGGACATGCTTATGCATGCCCAAGTTTTGTTATTTACTTACGATTACGAATCGCTGCTAGAATGTCTTCTGCACTCGGTGCCGCCTGACCTGTTGTTGCATCTGCTGGTGCAGGTGCTGGTGCTGGTGGAGGTGTTACTGGTGCCGCTTCTGCAACTGGTGCCGCTGGTGCTGTTTCAACTGCTGGTGCAGGTGCTACAGGTGCCGCAACTTGTTCCGCTGGTGCTGGTGTAACTTTAGGTGCACTTGTTGGTGCGTCTACACCGTATGGACGATAAAACGTTCCAAAGCGGTCTACATCATAAAGTTCACCATTTACACTTGCTTCAAACATTTCAAAGATAGCGTTTAAGTGATCTGCATCTGGCTTCTTAGGTAAGAAGTCATTTAGATTATGCAATCCATTTGCTGCAATTCCATCACGCTCTGTTTGATCTAAACTACGTGAACGTCTGCTCCAATTAGATGTGCTATAATCAGCATATCCACCTTTACTAGACTTGACTACTTTAAAGTCAGTTCCTGCTTCATAGTCTGTAGGAATCTCTTCAAACTCTGGATCCATTAGTGCTGCACTAATGATTTTATAAATTTGAGGTGAGATAACAAACCTACGAATAGGATTCTCTGGTGTGTTGTCTTCTGGTGAATCGTTTTGTGTAACAAAACCTTGAAAAATATAAGAACGCTTTTTCCAATACTTACGAGCAGTATCTTCTAAAGCTGGATCTTTAAACCAAGGACGAATTTCTGCGTGAACAGGACATTGCTCGCCCCACATTTCAACACAAGGAACTTGAACCATTACTGGTTTGTTCTCGTCTTGTCCTTTGACTCCTGGAAAGCTCAAACGGATCATTTGACGTTCTTTCCAAAAGAACGTATTTGATTCATCTGCGTCTGGTAGGAATCTTAGTGTTGCACTTGAACCTTCTGCGATGTTCCAATGTGCAAAGATGGCGTTGTCGCCGCCTTGTGCCCCGCCTTTGGGGCCTTTTTCCTGTGCTTGTAGTTTTGCACGGATTTCTGCTAATGTTGCCATAGTATTTCTCCTTTGTTAGCCTATGATAGCCTTTATTAGTTTTATAAAGTATACAATTCACTTGCATACAGTTGTTTTGCCTTTGTTAGCCTATACAGTATACTACTTTAAGTGCTTACTGTCAAGCACTATTTCCTATTTTTTAGGAAATTCTTTTACGAAGTTCTGCAATTACAGAATCTGTAATAGATTCTTCTTTTGTTACAGCTACTTCCATTTTTGTTGCTGATCCCTTTTTATACAAGAAGTTAGCAATTTTTGCCGCTAACATTGTATTATTAGTTTTCATATCATGAACATCATTACTCATTTGTGTTAACACATTAAATAATTCATCATTCTTAGTTGTCATACCAATATAAGATAACATCGCACTTAACTTAGCAAGTGGGCCCATTCCGCCGCTCCATTTTACTGGATCTTCGTTGTTAGGGTTATCTGGATCGTTTGCGTCAATATGTAATTTAAGATCATCTCCGGATTTGATTATAGCCATTGTGTCATTTAATAGTTTATCATGCATAGTATCTTTACCCTCACGTTCGTTAAAAATGCGAGATACCGTAGAAAGGACTTCATTCATGTCTACAGTCTCAAATGTATTATACAAGAACTTATCGGATATGTCAACCGAGTTTTCTTCGGTTTCTACTATTTCTTTTGTTTGATAACTATTATAGCCTCTTAATGTTTGGAGACTTCTTACTGTTTCTTTAATGCTTTTTAATTGCGATTTGATAGTTTCAACTACGTTAGCATTGCCTTCGTTAACTAATTTGTTTTTTCTTACGTGTGTAAGGAACTGTGCCATTTCTGTTGCTTCTTTACACATATTCATAATGCCTGTGCCTTTAGCATCTTCAAATGTTCCACCATGGTTAACATGCATGGCCATAGCTTTAGCACCTGCCATATATTTGTATGGGAATCTTGTTTGTTCTTTATTTGCATTTTCAACAAATAAACTATGTATGTTTCTGCTTCTCGCTCCACGCTTTTCTTCATTAACACCTTTGCTGTGTCTAATGATTAATCTTGCGTTTTCTAATTGTATGTAGCTTGTTTTTACGCTACCAAATGCTTTACTAAATCCTTCTGTCACGCTTTGATGTGAGAAGTCTTTTGGTTCTATGTTTTTATCAAATCTTTTCACTGTATATTCACCCATTTGTTTATGCACTGCACTCTTAAAACTATTTAACAGTGGCTTATTTGTGTCAATGTCAAAACCTGATCCTATTTGAACCAATAATTCTAACTTGTTATCTTCTGAACGTAATGAAACCATCATATCATGTTCGTTGACATAAAATCTTGTTGCTTCTTCTGAATTTAATGTTTTTTCTCCAGAATCAGTAAATAACACCACATCGTAATTGGCGCCTTTTATAATATTAAATATTTCTTGTGCAACTGTATTCATTGTGTTCCTCTTTATACTATTTATGCCAAAACGTAAAATTATAACATACTAAAAGGCATAGGCTGCATAAAATCGTCATCATCGTCATCTACTAGGTATTCAAATGCTGATTCTTCATAGTTAACAATTTCTTGTGCCATTCGCACTATTAATATAAGTGCCATAACCAAGTCATCGTGTTCGCCGTCTTTTGCTGAATAACTATTACCACGTGCAATAAAGACTTTGAGTTCGCCCAATAAGTTTTGACTTGCTATTTCTAGTTTATCTGTTTCTATCCAATGTTTTAGTTTACTACATGCTGTAAGTTTACTTTTATGTGTTGTAGTAAATCCTTTTCTAAACCTACGTGCATTACCGTGCCGTTTTGTTTCACTAATGAATGTGCCTGGAAAAAATTCTTCACCTGTTTCTGCAATTACAACTAAAGCCGCTTCACCTAGTGTGTTATTCTCTACACTATAATACTGTTCTGCTTCACCATCTGTTTCAGTTTCTATATACATTAATATTTCACGTAGTATTTTAATCTGACCTTGAACAGTAGTTTTATTGTGTTGCCATTCTGCTACTTGTTTCATTCCTGGCATTTCGTATACCTGTATTGCAGCAGAGTCGCCACCTGTTCCCAAACTTGGGTCCAATGATGACATGTATATTTTGTCTTTGCGTATTGGTCTATACCAACGCACCTGTCCCATTTTAGCATATGGTTGTTTTGCTTCCATTAATGATAGTTTGATACTGTCAATAAGTGTCTCGTCAAACGCAATAAACTCATTTAAGTGTTCACGTCTAAAACGTTCTTCGCCAATTTTGTTGCGTTCTTCTTCTGCCCATTCTTCATCTCTTTCTGGGTGATATTTCCAATCAGCGTTAAAGGATTTGAATCCATTTAATCCCAATCCATTTTCTGTGTCGTTACCAAATTCATCTTGTGCTTTAGCAGCCTCTCTATAAATTTGTGCAAATTGGTCATCATCCTGATTTGGTGTGCTTGTAATAATACATTTACCACCAGTTGATAATGTAGGTGATAGTGCTGTCCAAAATTCTTTGGCTATGTTAGGACGCACAAATGCAAATTCGTCTAAGTATGCTAATGATATACTCAAACCACGTCCAGTATTTTCTGTTGTTGACTGTGCAATAATACGTGACCCATTATCAAATTCTAAACTACCTTTATTGTAACTTGTTACACCTGCACGTATAAAGTCTGGAAGTGTTTCGTATGCAAAACGTATACGTTGCATAATTTCACTTGCACCTGAATATTTGTGTGCTGCAATAAGAATCGTTTGATCAGGAACAAACATAGCATACCATAATAGATATCCTGCTGCCGCTGTTGATTTACCCATTTGCCTACTTACCAATGCAATACTGTATCTGTTGTTGTGATAACAGTCTACAAGTTCTTTTTGATAATCAAATAAGTCAAATTTTACACGACCTTTAGTTGGATGTTGAATCCAACAATGGTTTATCAAGAAGTATTTTGGATCTTCAGCACACTTGGCTAATTCCAATAAATCTTCTTCTGTAAACTTTTCTTTTTGATACGGAGTTTTGGTTAATTTTGTATCTGCTGTGCTCATAATACTATTTAGTCAATAAAAACGGCGTAGTTAATTAAAACTACACCGCTCTGTTATTCACCTGGGAGGAAACGTGAACTTTTATTTTTCTTTTTTTGCTTTGTAGGCTTCTTTAAGATCTTCTACTGTATGTTCTTTGATTCCTACTTTCATGCTTTCTGCATCTAAGTATCTTTTTAAACTTAGATTAACGCTTTGTGCAAAGTTTTCATATGGTTCACCATGTTCTGTAGCTTCTTCTTCAGCTGCACCTTCTGGTGTGTTTGCCCATTCGTCTAATTTTGTTTTAATTTTTTCTTCTGATAAACCTGCGTTTTTCATCATGTTAACTAGTTGTGTAGTATCCATTGTTGGAGACTCTTCTAATTCTTCTTTATCGTCTTCAGCTACTGCTACTTCTTCAAGCTCTTCGGTTTCTTCTTCAACTTTGTCAGCTTCTTCTTCAAGCTCTTCGGTAGTTTCTTCTGTAGTTTCTTCTGTAGTTTCTTTTACTTCTTTATCTTTGGCTGCTTTTTTCATTGTTTCTTTTTCATCGCCATCGCCATCTAAGTCAGCAAAATCTGGTTTTGCTTTTGCTTCTGGAAGTTCTTCTGTTGATGGTTCAGTTGGTTCAACTGACTCTTCTGTTTCTTCATCACCCATTGGTAACTCATGATGACGTCTAAAGTCTGCTACAAAATCTTCAATTTGATCGCCACTTAAATAACGAACTAAATC